ATGGACATCAACCCCAACGCACCCGGCAACATTTCGCAAAAAGGTAAGGCAGGCGCGACCGACAATGAAACCGGGTTCGACCCCAATTCCGAAACCCATGTCGATCCTACGGTCGATTCGCGGCACCCGGCCGAGAACACGCGTGACCCGAATACGCGCAAGTACGACGTGGATGACAGGGACGGGCCGAACCCGGGCGATGGCGCCATCTGAAGGCTTCATCGCTGTCACAGGCCCGTGAGAGCGGGCTTGCCTGCGATAGCGTCCGGCCCGCTACTGCCTGTATCACGGGCAAGCCCCGCACCGGGGCCTGCATCGGTTTGTCTGATCAGCGTGGATCCCGACGGTAAGGCGCCTGCAGGTGGCGCAACGCATTCTTTACTGGACAGGCACCAGTTGCTCACGCTGAGCGGCACTGAGGTCATCGATCACACCCACCTTGAGCGTGTCCGGCTTGGCATTCACCAGAGGCTGACCCATATCCGCCGAAGCGTATTCCGGCAGTTTGTACATGGCGCCGGTCAACGGGTCGACGATCAGCATGCCGATCAGCCCCCCGACCAGGATGTTGCCCCAGTACCAGCCACTCAGGCTGGAATCGAGTTCGACGGTCCTGTCCGGGTAGCCGTCTTTCTTGAAACGAAGCGTGTAGGTCTGGCCGGTGAAATAGCCCTTGCCGGACTTGAGCGTGACCGTGCTCGGCGTGTTGCCGGTGTGCACCACGGTGCCGTTCTTGTCAGTGATCTCGAACGCCGCGCCCGGCGGTGCACTGGACACCACCACTGGATAGCGCGATTCACCCACGATACTGGCGCAACCCTGAACGCCAATCATCGCTGCAACGACCATTGTCCCCATCATCTTCCGAAACATCGACACTCGCTCCTATGCGCCTTCATTGGCCTGGCCATGGTTTGGCCGGGGCGCATTGTAGCGATCAGATAGCAAAATGCTACTTTCTTTTTATAACAATACGTTAAGGCTGATAGTGGGAAGCTGAAAGCAGCCTTCGACATAAATATGACGCCATTATTCATGGGCCTGTTCGTTGATGAAACGAGGCGCCTCTGGCACGCGCAGCCCGTCATATTCCTGCGCGCATTGAAGCCCGGCTATTCGGGCCTGGTCATACGCGTTCGCCAGTTCTCCCGCTCTTGCATCAGCCCGTGCGAGCAGGTCGGAGAGCACCAGGGCGGCGCGGGTGGCTGCCTGGCCTCGGGCGACAGCGGCGGGATCCGCGCCGGGGCAACGGACGCTGGCGGCGAGTTGGGCGGCGTCGTGCTGCAGCCGCTGGCCAGCAGCATCGGCGCCAGCAGCGCCAGCGTCGGCCACCTGGTGGTGTTTGTGTGCATGGGCTCTCGCCTCCTCCTGCGCCTGGGCGCGGCGTTGTTCTTCCTGGCGTGCATCGTGCTGGCCCTCGGTCTCGGCCAGGCGATCGCTGCTGTCACGTTGCGCCCAGGCTGCCTGGGCCTCGGTGCGTGCCACTGAAAGCCCCTGCTGATAGGCGCCCCAGCAGGACGCCAGCACCAGGGCCAGCAGACCAGCCCGTAACGGCCAGATCATGCCAGCGCCCGTCGTACACCTTCGTCGATTACCGCAGGCCGGTACGGGTTGCCGCCGTTCTCATGGACGATGATGCCCACCACCATGCCGCGCAGGGTGACGGGATCCTGGATGTCGATCGGCGCCGCAGGGGGCACGCCGAGACGCGTGGCGACGGCCTGAGCGTAGGCCTGAGTGTCGTTCTCGTTGCTCGGCGCCCAGCGGGCGATGGTTTCGAGTACCGTGTCGATGCCCGGCCTGCCGACACCGGGCAGGCCGTCCTTGCCGCGGTAGTTGACCAGCAGCTTGCCCAGGGCGCGGATGCCGTTCTCGGGGGAATCGAAGCGAGCGAAGCGCGGGTTGGCCACGCCCTCCTCCAGGCCCAGCTGACCGACCCAGTCGTTGCGGGGGTTGTAGTCGATGTTGCCGGGGTTGTTGTTGCGGATGCCGCGTGCGGTCATGGGGGTTCTCCAGGTGTGAAAAAGCCCGCGCTTGGCGGGCTGATGTGTCTTTTGATAGGTGTGTTCGTCAAATCCCTACTCATCGAGAAGGAGGCGGGTTATGAGAAAGGCATTTTTTGCACTGGGAATCGCGATCTGCTTGATGGCGGGTTGCAGTCACTATTCCGGCGGATATGGCGAGGATTCAACCAGCGCGAATGCACTTTCGTGTGATACTTATCCCTTGAATCAGCCGGGTTGCCACGACCGATATCCAAACATGAAGGAACTGATCGACCGGTTCGATAATTTCGTTCATGGAAGGAGCTGAGGTTTAACTTAGGCTGGGGTACTTTCAGCATCAGACCTCGGTTCGATCGGCTCTTTGGCTGTGATCGATACCTTGGCCGTGTACTCTTTGAGCACCTGGGCGGTATAGACCTGGGCGCTGGGGAACTGGCTCAGGATCTCGCGGGCGCGGGCGTCAGCTTCCTCCTGAGTGGCATAGCGGGTTTTGTTGGCTTCGTCATAGTTGTTGCTGGTATTGATGGCGACATATGGCATGGGTTTTCTCCAGACAAAAAGAAGCCCGCTATCGGCGGGCACAGGGTGGGTGTTGCTTAGACTTTCGGGTGTTTCTGCTTGACCGCATGCAGGGTTGAATAGAACGGCTCGACCTTCGGCATCGCGCCTTGGTCCATGGCGTGCCAGAGCATGTCCAGCTGTTCGGCCAGTGGCGGGTAGTCCTCTTCCCGCGCCTTGACGTGGTCACTCTTGTGGTTGATTTGCAAGGCTCAGCTCCTCGTCCTGATATGGCCACAGTGTGATGAGCACCTGGTGCTGCTGGTCCCCGGTGAACGTCAGGTGAATCTTGGTGCCGTCGGTCACATAGCGAACCTCCTCGATCAGGATCTCGGCGCCTTTGGGGATGCCCTTGATCGTTGTGCCGCTGACCTCGAGCGCCAGCCTTGGCCGATCTACGACGAACCCGTCCTTGACGTAGTGCCGCCGGTAGTCACCATCGGCCAGGCAGTAAGCCAGACCGTAGCTCTTGGCGTTGATCTTGGCCTCCCGCTCGGTCATGTACCCATTGATGATGATGTGGCCACGTTCATCGTAGAAACAAACCAGGCCCGGTGTGTCTTCGTTCATCGCATGATTCCTTGAACGGTCAGGTTCTGGAAGAAAAGAGCCACCCCTGGTGAGCCCTTGATACTGAACACCACGGTGTGCTGGCCAGGTCCCACGTATTGCCCAGCGCCTGTGGTGATGGAGCTCTCGGTGCCGATCGCAGCGGCCCCCGCCAGGACGATGCCGTCCAAGGCGATGTTGTACTCGTAGGTCTGCGCGCCGTTCGATACGCGGTTGGCCGAGAAGTTGATGAGCACCATCCCGGCCTGCGGCATGAAGAAGTTGATGGTCAGTGGCGCCTGCCACTGGCCGTTGCACTCATACCGAGGCGCGTGCCCGGCGTAGCGCGGGATCGTCACTGCCTCGTTGCCGATCTTCAGTGTGCTCACCTGCAGGTCGCCGATCTTGGCCGTGGTGATGGCGGCGTCAGCGATCTTGGCGTTCGTGATGCTCGCCTCTCGGATGTAGGCATCGCTGATGAACGTCTGGTTACCCTGCGTCGCGAAAGGTGGCGAGACGCTGTCCCCGGCCGGGCTGAGGATCGCGAACCGATCCGCCAGCACCGCGAACGTCGACTGAACTGCGCCGTCCGTGTTCTGAATGCCGATGCCGAACCCACCCACGTGGCGGATGCCATTGGCGGTGATCTGTACCCGAACCACCTCCGAGGCGCTTGCCACCCCATTCAGGGCTGTCAGTGCCTTGGAGGTTCTCTCTATCGCAGCGTTGGTGCCGTTTAGGTTCGTTTGAACCCTGGTCGTCTGCAGCGCCAGAGCTTTTCCGTCCTCGATACGCAGCCGAGCTTCTTCCTTGATATCGCCTCGGACACCATCTACATCCAGGTAGAGCTGGTCCAGGCGCCCCACTTCGCCGGTGATCTTCTCGCCCTGCTTGGACAATGCGACTTCAAGATCGGAGACAGCCATGGCAGATGCGGCCGCCGACCGCCGGCCAACTGCGATGTAGGCGATGTCGATCTGCGGATTGGTCTCGTTGCCGCTCATCATGTCCAGGCGAATGGCGGAGATCCCGGTCTTGCCATTCCAGCCGGCGTGTCCCGACAGGTCCAGTTCGATATCCTGCCAGTCCGTGGTGGTGATATCGATCGTCCAGTTGAGCCGGCGCGCCTCGGCCAAGCCGCCGTCCTCGTTGGCCCAGTACATCGCCGCTGTCGCCCGGTTGGTGTTGCGCCGGCGCAGTCGGATCCGCAAATAGGGGTTCAACGTGCCGGAGAGCAGGCCGAAGCTGTTGGTCGCCTGGATGGTGGTGTAGCCCGACACCGTCGAGAACGCCGGACCAGGTGTCATGGTGGCGCTCGAGGTGTTGGCGCCCCAGCCACGGTTCGAGCCGGTCATGTCCCAGGAGTAGCCGGACACGAACGGCTGTGCACTGCCGATGGAGGCCTTGAGCTGGGTGAGCTGGCCAGCCTGGGTGGAAACACCATCCTCGGTCTTCTTGACCCGACTGGTCAGGTCCGTGACAGCGCTGGCGTCGGCCTTTGTGGCGACCTGGCCAAGCGCGTTCTGCGCAGCTGCAGCTGCGTCGGTGGCCACCTTGTCCGTGATCGCCTGCCATGCTGTGCCTGTCCAACGCTTCGGCGTATTCGCACCCCCAGTCGTATCGATCCACAGGTTCTGGACCAGGCGATCGGCAGCGCCCGGTGCCGTGTTTTGCACCAGAACCTTGCCCTTGCCATCGGCTAGCCCATACGCATCCTGGGCAGCCTTCTGCGCCTTCCCGACGTTGCCGTCTGTGATGGTCAGGTTGTTTTCCAGCGTGGTCGTGCGGCTGCTGTAGCTCGTCAGGTCTCTGCCCTGCTGGTCCACAGTCGAGACGAGCTTGTCCACGACCGTGGAGGTCGCCGCCTGTTGGGTTGCCGCGACCTGTCCATTGTCGCGCCAGCCTGTGGCCTTGGCCCCGTATTCAGCCTGGGGCCGCGCCACCTCGAACGTGGCCGGGGTTGTAGAGGCCGTCGGCCCATAGCCCCGGTAGTAGACGTAGGCCTTGACCGCGTCCACAGGTGCCACAGCAGTGTACTGGATGCGATCGCCTGCCATGCTCAGCGGGATCATTGCCGAAGCCGGCGCCGAAATGACTGTATCGCTTGCGTTCATCCATTGGATGAAGATGCGCATGCTGACCGGGTCGCTGCCGCGGCGCACGTAGGCGGACGCGGTAACGGCTTGGCCACCGGCAACCGCGATGCGCTTGGACCCCGATGTGCGCACGGACTTGTACGCGCTCGACGTGTTCAGTCCCGAGGTGACGACGCGTTGTGCCTTCTCGCCACTATTCATCCAGGACGGTACGAGCGTGTCCACGCTGGTCACCGGGCCTTCGGTTTCCCAGCCCTCCGGCCAGCCGTTGAGACTGGCGTACTTGTTGAACGTCGGATTGAACAGCAAGTTCTCACCACCAATGTCGCCGATGGAGTTCTCAAGCTGCGTGATTGATCCCGACGCGCTGGTCAGCCCCTGCTCGGTCTTCTCGACGCGGCCGGTCAGCGCCGTGGTGGCCGCCGCGTTGACCGCGATGCTGTCAGCGTTCGCCTTGCCGTTATCCCGCCAGCCGGTCAGGGTATTGCCCTGCTCGAGCTGCGCCATGTCGAAGTCGACGAAGCCTGCTGCGAGATTCGACCCGGCGTTCGAGCGGATCCGGTAAAGCACGTCGACCCGGACCGAGTCGTTCGGCGCCAGGGCCGACACCAGCAATGGGCGCTGGTAGGTCAGATTGAGCGCCAAGTTGCTTGGTCCGTTGGTGCTGAGGGTGTTGCCAGCAGCGTCCTTGAACTGCATGTAGACTTGCAGCAGCAGGCCTGTATTGCCACGCGCATAGACCGATGCGGTGTACTGCACGCCGCCGAATACCGGTGGCTGGCGCTCGGCAAGCGGCACGAAGTCGACATAGGAAGCGCCCGACCCAGCCGTCAGACCGGAAACGTCCAGGCGCTGGCACTTCCCTTCGGCGCCCAAGTCCGCGTTGCGCAGCGTCGGCACTACCGCCACCCCGGCCGTGTACCGCCAGTACCAGCCGGCGGCAATGTTGGCATTGGCAGCAGACGCGATGTCGAACGACGGGTTGAACAGCAGGTTTTCCGAACCCGCCGAGGCAATCGACGCATCGATGCGCGTGATGGACTGGCCTGCGGCGGTGATGTCCCTGCCCTGCTGCTCGACCGTGCTGCCCAGGGTGGATAACGCGCTGGCGTCAGCCTTTCCGCCCAGTTGGTTCAGGGCGTTCTGTGCAGCTGCCGCGGCGTCGGTGGCCACCTTGTCCGTCACAGCTGCCCAGGCGCTGCCGTTCCAGCGTTTAGGGGTATTGGCGCCTCCGGTCGTATCGATCCACAGGTTCTGTGGAAGGCGGTCGCCGGTGCCAGGCGCCGCGTTCTGGACGATGACCTTGCCCTTGCCATCAGCCAACCCATACGCATCCAGGGCGGCCTTCTGCGCCTTGTCGACGTTGCCGTCGGTGATCGTCAGGCTGTTGGTGAGCCTGGTCACCCGCTCGCCCGAGGACTTGAGACCCTGTTCGTTCTTCTCAACCCGCGCACCCAGGCTGGTAACCGCCTCGGCGGACGCATCGGCGGTTGCCACGATCGACGGCTGATAGGCCGTTGCCACCAGCCCTTCCTGGAGCTGTACGTTGTCGATCTCTGCCCAGATGGTAGCGGCAGCGTTCGAATCGTTGAACAGTCGGCAGGCATACACGTTGACCTGCGTCGCGTTGGCCGGCGCGGTACCGGTGAGCGTGTAGCGGGTGAAGTTATCTCCGAGCACTGGCTTGTCGGACGTCGAGGGCGCCGACAGCACCGCGCCCGCCGCATCCAGGAACTGGAGGTACATGCGCAAGAAGCCTGGCACCCCAGATCCGCGCGCGTAGACACTCAAGGTGTAGGTGACACCGGCCGTGACCTTGACCCGCGCCCGGCCATCGGCGGGGCTGGAAACCACCTCAATGTAGCTACCGGGGGCGACGCTGGCGGTCATACGGAAAGCGTTGAGGCTGCTGGTCAAGGGCGAAGGCACGAAGGCACGCGCTGCGACGCCAGACACCGCCCAATGCCGGGGCCTGCTGCCATCAGCGATCGCATCTTCGAACGAGCTGTTGGCCAGTATGTTTTCACCGCTCAAGGATGGCAGGCTCGCCTCGATCTTGGTCAGAGACAAGCCCTGCGCCGACAAGGTGTTGCCCTGCGTCTTCACGTCGTTGGCCAGCTGAGTGACGGTCGAGGCTTCGGCCTTCTTGTTGACGGTGTCCTTCAGTGTGGTCAACGACTCGCTCTGCGATCTCAGCGTTTCATCCTGCTGGCCGTCCTTATCCTCGGTCAGCTTGACCCGGTTGCTCAGTTGGGTCAGCGCCTGCGAGCTGGCCTTGCTGTCGATCATGGTCTGCATGCCGTTCAGGGTTGTACCCTGAGAAGTCAGGTCGCGACCTTGCTGCTCGACTGTCAGCTTCAGCGAGTTGACTGCACTGGCGTCGGCTTTCTTTGCCACGTTGTCGTTGGTGTTGTTCAGGCTCGCCTGGAAGCCATCAACCTTGCCCGACGTGGCCGTGATCTTATCGTCTAGTGTGGCGACGTCAGTCTGCAACTTGGTGACGCTCGCGGCGGTACCGGCTGCGGTGACGACAGCCTGGCCGACGTCGGTCCAGTAGGTGGCGTTCGGCGGTGGCATGTTCAGCGGTACCGCCTTGAGGGCCTGATATAGCCTCCCGTCGCTTCCTAAGGCGTTCTGGTTGGTGCTGTAGGTCTTGTCCTTGCGGTACGGCAGCGAGCCAGCCAGCGTCGAGACAGCGGTGATCTGCTGTTGCAGCTCGGACTTGGCGTCAGCCACGCTCTTGCTGACGGTGGAGATCTGACCCTCGAGCGTGGTGTTGACTCCAGATAACGAGCTGTTGACGTCGCCAATCTGCCTAGCCAGCTCGTTTTTGATGCTGCCTACCCGCTCGTTGACCGAGCCTGGGCCGTTGCCATCGATCAGCGCGATTTTCTCAATCTCGCTGGTCAGCTCCTTGCCCAGTTCGCTTGCGGTGATTTGATCCTTGATCTGCTCGAGAATCGGCCCGGCATCGGCACTGGCAGCTCCGCTCACCCCGCCGCCTTCAGCTGGGAACCACACCCCCACATTCCCCGACTTGTCGACCAACCGCGCCCAGAAGTAGAACCGCTGCCCGGCGCGAAGGCCCTGCAGCGTATGCCTGTCCTGCGGATACGCCAGGTCAGCCAGCTTGGCAGCCTTGTCCAGGTCCGTCCCCTCGCTGTACCACAGCTCGGTGCGCTGGGTGTCCCCTGCCCCTGCCGGGAAGCCCCACGTCAACCCAATCCCGAAGATCAGGCTCTCCGTCGTCAGGCGCGTGAGGGCAGGTGGCGCGCCTTCCTTGCCCTTGAGCGAGGTCAGCGCCGAATGCGTCCAGGACGAGGCCAGCTCGAACGCGCTGATCGCACGCACGCGTGCCAGGTAGGCGCCTGCGTAGATGCCTGGCACGTCGACCGAGGTAATGCCGGTACGCGGCAGGCGGATCCAGTTGCCATTGTCCCTGCGCCATTCCACGTCGTAGCCGGCCGCGCCTTCCACGGCCGACCACTCGAGGGTCAGGGTGCTGACCGCGATGCCCTGGTCGATCCGGTAGCTGGACGACAGCGTGAGCTGCGCCGGGGGTTGCACGGTGCCGCTGGGCAGCACGCTGATCGGGCGCTCGTCGAGCTTGGCGCCGTTGTCGATGGCGGCGAACTTGCTCGGGTTGAACTCGAGGGCGGTGATGGCGTAGTGGCCGTCCTCGGTGCGGGTGGTCTTGAGCACCCGGAACAGCTGGATGGCCAGGTCGTCGTAATCGATCGCCCACTGCAGCTGTGGCTCGGGCTGCACGGCATAGGCGGTGGTGACGGTCACCGCACGGCCGGTGACCGCAGCCACGGTGCGTGCCTGGGCGGTGCCGTTGGGCAGGTTGACCACCAGACGATCACCGGCCTTGATCGGCGTGTCGCGGTCCAGGGTCACCACGCGCCCCTCGGCGGCGGCGATACGCCCGCCGTTGGGCCGGCCGGCGACCAGTTCGTCCGCCACCGGGATGACGAAGCCGGGCAACGGGATGCGCCCTTCCAGGCCGGTCTTGAAGGTGACGGTGCGGTCCTGGTCGTTGCTCAGCAGAGCCCACTTGCCGCGACGCTGTGCTTCCGAAGCGCGGGTGCAACCGATGGCGGAAATCTCGACCGGCCGGTCGCGATAGCGACGCTGCAGCGCCAGGTCGGTCACCGGGATCACATCGGTGTCGTAGTTGTTGGCGGGGTTGTCGTAGCTGACCAGTGCCCGACTGTAGTGGGTGTTGCGCTCGGCACCGCCGTAGACAAAATCGCCGTCGATGACGTTGGCGCGGGTGAACACGTAGTCGATGTCCTGGGCCCGTGGCATGTCCGCCTGCATGAACAGCGCGCCATGGGCCCAGTACACCATGCCACGGTAGATGGCCGACAGGTCGCGCAACAGTGTCCAGGCCTCGGCGCGGCCTTGCAGGTTCATGTCGCACAGAAAGCGCGGTTCTTCCCCGCCCTTGCCATCTGGCACCGCCTGGTCGCAGAACTGGGCGATCCGGTACATCTCCCACTTGTCGACCATCCACGGCTTGATGCGCTTGCCAAGGCCGAAGCGGTCCTCGACGCACAGGCCATAGGTGACGAAGGCCGGGTTGTTGGTCCAGGCGTGCTTGAAGCTGCCGTCCCAGACGCCGTCATAACGGCGGGTCACGGGGTCGTAATTGCTGGGCACCGGCCAGCGTCGCCCCTTGCAATCGACGGTGACGGCCGGAATGTTCTGGAACTGTTGCGCATCGAACTCGATGTAGAGCAGTGCAGTATTGGGGTAGCGCAGCTTCTGGTCGATGATCTCGGTGTAGCCGGCGATCGTCATGGTGTCGGCAATCGCGCCTTTGTCGGCGTTGGGCGTCAGCCGACGCACGCGCATCGTCCAACCGCTGCTGGCGACCGGCAGGTTGACCCGGACCGAGCGCTGGTAGCCGTTGTTGGTCTTGCCGTCGACCGCGCCACGGTGCGCCTCGACATAGGCGCCACCGTCGGTAGCGATGTCGATGGCGTACTCGATGCGGTAGCCGTTGGTATTGCCGTTGCTGTCCTGGCTGAGCAGGCGCGGCCAGGCCATGCGGACGCGCACCGCCGACAGCTGCAGATCGGTCAAGGCACGCGTGAAGGGGGTGTCGCTGCGCAGCTCGACCCCGACGGAGGTTTCGTTTTCCACGGCCGGGATGCCTTGGATGTAGTCCTGCTCCGGTGTACCGGGGCGCCACTCCCACTTCACGCCCGGAAAGTTGAGCGCGCCATTGGCGTCTCGGATCGGGGTGTTGTCGAGGTAGATGTCCTGGTCGGTCGGGGTGCCGTCGAATTCGCCCTCGCCCACTGCCAGCAGCAGCTTGGCGATGTTGGTGGACTGCAGGCTGTCGGGCGCTTCGACCGGGGTCTTGGGTTTGCTGGCGCCACCTTTTGCACCCGTGAGGGGCATGTGGGATGTCATGGTCATTGCGGGCCTCTGGAAGAGTGAGTGCCAATGTGGAATGAGGTGGTGCAGGCGTGCGCGTGCAGCAGGCGGCGGCCTGGAGCCACACGGCGCAGTGATCTGCATGGGGAGGTCGTTCGAAGAGGGATGCCTGGCTTCACACGCCCTGCGGGCCGAATCACGGCCGATCCGGCGCCCTGGTAGGGATCGCATGGTTTGGGCTGCATGACGGATCTGACAGACCGATGCACTTCCATGTGAGAGCAACTGTCTTTTTCTACTGGGTACATGCCCGACCGCATGGGCTGATATGTGGCCTTCCCCGCAACGCAGGCGGTGCCCGACAGGGCCCTATCGCTGGCAAGCCAGCTCCCACCCAGACCTCTGCAGCCGTCGGTGTAGGCATGGCTGCGCAAGCAGCTTGTGGGAGCGGGCTTGCCCGCGATAGCGTCCGTTCCCGTCACTGCCTGCATCGCGGGCAAGCCCGCTCCCACAGGTTTTTGGCAACCGGCCTTACAGGGGCGTGATCATGGATGAGCGGCCCTGCCTGCACCGCTAGGCCTTGTCCTGCGCCTCGATCGACGCCGAGATGACCGCGCCACCCCAGCGACGCTGGCCAATGCACAGCGCTACCGGGTTGCCGCTGGCCGTGGTATTCCTGGCACTGCCGAAAGCGTAGGACGGCCTGTTTTCCGGCGCAGCGCTCGTGGATAGACCTTGCGGCTGCGGGCTGATCAATTGCAGCGCGCCGCCCACGGCCATGCTGATGCCGATCGTTGCAGCGGTTCCCCAAGCACCGCCCGCCGAAAGTGCCCCCGCTATGCCTCCTGCGGGCCCCAGAAAGGCAACCGCCGCCAGGATCACCAGACCCACGACGATCTGCATGCCCCCTGCACGCTTGCTGCCCCCCACCACGGGCACGATGCGCAGCTCGCGTGTGCCACCCCGATCGAAGACCTCGGGTGTCACGTTCTTGCGGTTGCGGAAGATGGCGAAACGCATGCCCAGGCGATCCAGCCGCCTGATTTCGTCTTCGAAGCCGCTCAGCGTGGCCCTCAAGGCCTTGAAGACTTCCCAGGTGTCGCCGCTGTCGAGCTGACGGCGGTGAACCCGGCCGAACCTACGGGCCAATGACCCGGACAACCGGATGTCGGTCATCGGTGTATAAACGATTGCGCTCATCGCGCCTCCTGAGCAGGCTCCAGCTTCGCCAGGGCGGTTCGCCTGCAGGTTGGTCAATGGGTGTCCTGTGCCTCGATGGACGCCGAGATAACCGCCCCGCCCCATCGGCGGCGGCCGATGCACAGGGGCACGGGGTTACCACTGGCCGTGGTGTTCCTGGCGCCACCGAAGGCATAGGACGGCAGGTTTTCTGGCGCGCCGCTCTGCATCAATCCCTTGGCTTGCGGGCTCAACATCTGCAAGGCGCCGCTGATCATGAAACTGGCGCCGACCTTGTAGAAAAAGGGCGAGGCGGCGGCCAGCGGGGTAAAGCTCAAGACAAAGCCAACCGCGATCAGCACGGCGCCGAGGACGGTCTGGAAGGAACCGCTGCGCTTGCTGCCTTCGGCGATCGGGACGATGCGGACCTCGCGGGCGCCGCCTCGCTCGAATTCGTCCTGGCCGATGTTGCGGCCATTGCGGAAGATCGCGAAGCGCATGCCGAGGCGGTCCAGGCGGCGGATTTCCTCGTCGAAACCTGGCAGCGTCGCGCCCAGTGCCCGGCAGGCGTCCTTGAAGCTTCTGACGTCCAGGCACCGACGATGAATCCGCCCAAAACGTCGCGCCAATGGTCCGGACAGTTTGATGACCGTCATCGGGTCACCGGCAAGCAGGTTTGACATGGCAAGCCTCCGATTGAGTGAGAAATGCCCGCACGGTGGCCACGCGAATCACCATCTGGTCGAGGGCGTGCGCCTTCGCGCTAAGCCTGCTCATCAGGCTCACGCAACGTGGCCAGGTACGCCTGCCCGTCCCAGGTCAATCGACGAGCGATGCAGTCCAGGCCTTCCCCGACGTACTCGGTCACCGTCACCTCGAGGTAACCGGCTTGTTGCAGCAGGAGCATGTGGTACGTCACTTCCTCAGGCGCGTAGCCTTCCAGCTGATCCGGGCGCAGCGTGGCGTCCAGGTCGGGCAGCGCTTCGACTGTGGTGAGCAGCGCGCCGATCAGCTCCATATTTCGTTTCATGCGAACCTCCTCGGTTCAGGGGGTGACGGGGTCGAGTGGTTGTACGGCCTTGGGCGCATCGCGGTGACGCAGGATCAACCGGGTACGGTCCCGCCAGGGCCCACCGAACACGATGATCTCCGAGGGCCGGCCATACAGGTGGTGCAGCAGGAAAGGCCCTGGCCCATGCACGTCGGTGGGCTCGCCCGGCAGTTGCGGGGTGTCGCCCAGGTAGATGCCGGCATGGTTGGGGTGCGCGGTACGCCCCACGGCCATCACCACCAAGTCGCCATGCTGGAGCTGGCTGACCGGTTCGAAGCCTGCCGCGGCGTAGGCTTCTTCGTACAGGCTGGGCCCCTCGGCGCGCTCCCACCAGCCGTCCTCACGGCCATAGGCAGGGAACGTCAGGCCCCACTCGCGTGCATACCAGTCGGCGCACACCTGCCAGCAATCCCAGGCGCCATGCACGAAGGGTCGCCCGAGCAGCGGCGTGTGCCCGGTAGGAACCAGTGTGCGCAGGTCGTTCTCCGGCCAGGACAGGATGTGCCAGGGCACCCCGGTGGCTTCGCACATGGCCAGGTCGCGGGACGACGGTCGGCTGGTGGCATCGGGGTGCGAATGGACGATGCCGATCACCTCGCCCTGCGCTTCGGCGTCGGCATAGGCTTCGGGCGTGATGCGAAACTCCTCGGCCGGTTCGCTGGCGGTGTTTTCGCAGGGCACGTAGACCTGACGGCGACCGATCGCCAGCAACAGCCCGCAGGCTTCGCGGGGGTAGCTCTCGGCAGCATGCGCCTGCACGGCAGCCAGTATGTGTTTGCGCATGGTCAACTCCTGGCGATCAGCGAAACGGCAGGAAACCCGCCGAACGACAAGGGATTGCCTGGCCCGAAACGCACCACGCAGCCGGAATCCAGGCAGCCGTTGCACTGGTCCCGGGCCGGATCGTCGGTGGGCTCGCCTTCCAGGTCGTAGGCCGGACCGGTGTAGCCGCAATCCGGACCGCGATAGCCGGCGGTCATCGCCCAATGGCACAGCTGGGTCATCTGCCGACCGATGGTCTCGCCGCCGACATCGCCGGGGCTGGCCAGCTCCCAGGCGACCGTGGTGCCGTTCTCGCTGACTTTCTGGTCGATGTACCAGACATCGAGGGCCTCCTCGCTGGGGTCGGCCTCGGGGTTACCCTCGGGGTAGTTGGCCGCATCCAGGTAACGCGCCAGGGTGTGGCGCAAGGTCAGCTTGAACTCCAGCAGGTTGTCGAAGGCCAGGCACAGCGCCGTGATGCGCCCCTCCACGTTGCCGACCGTGAGGGTGGGCCGCACGGCCGTGCCGTCCGAGTTGGCTTCGATGCCGGTGAGCTCCATGGGCCAGGCGCTGTACAGCTGGCCTTGCCACCAGATCGGTCGCGCCGGCAGCTGGTCGGCGGCATCGCCAGCCGCCGCCAGCTGCTCGGGCGTATGGGGGATGGCGTGCCCATGAAAGCGCAGCACGCCGGCGCCGAACGCCGAGCCGTCGAGCTCGAACAACAGCACCTCGCTACCAGGCTCCAGAGCCTGGATCTGTTTGATCAGCGACATGGGCGCTCCTCAAGGGTGGTAGGCCCGCTGGAAGGTCCCGGTCACGGTGAACCGGCCCCCTCCCACGGGCGTGGTCGCGGGATCGGCGCAGGTGTACAGGCCGAGTTCGCCAAGCGGTGTGGTCCAGAGAAAGGCCTTGGCACCGGCGTGGCGGTCGAAGAAGGCCAGGATCGCCTGCATCGTCTGCCTGTCAGCCGTCACGGTGATGGCATGGCTGTCTTCCCGGTTGTTGGGGCCATCGCCGACCACCTGCCGGTAGCCGCCGCCAAAGCGCGCTTGCCGTGTGCGGTACTCCACCGTGGTCGCGCCGCCACGCTGGGTGGGCCAGAGAAATCGTTCGATCGCCATCAGCGTCTCCCCAGGGTGTTGCGATGGCTCACGCCACCGGGCCGCCAAGAATCCGCCACGGCTCTGTCTGCTGCCGCTTTCATCTGTTTCTCCATGTTCTGTTGCAACGCCTGTTGATCCAGGCCTTTGCCGGGGTCGCCCGCGCCGGAATCGGCGACGTTGACGGTGGTGCTGACATGGATCGCCATGCCGGCGCCGCCGCCGGTGGCAGGTCGTGCAGCGGCCAGAGGGGTGACCAGGCCACCGTCGGCGTATCCACGGGCATTGAGGTGGTCGAGGTAGTTGCGCATGCCGGGCTGGCTGACGACTTCGCGGCGCAGGACGAACTCCCCGGCGTGGACGATGCCGGCGGGGTCGTACTTGTTGCCGGGGCCGGTGTAGCCGCCTGCAGAGAACACCCTGCTCCCGTAGGTCATACCCGACGACGCATTGGCCAGACTGAAGATGTCGTTGTCGCTGCCTGCTGCGGAGCCGACACTGCTGCCTGCCCCGGCTGAACCTCCTCCAGCCCATGCACTGATTGCCGTGGTGGCGAGACTTGCTATACCTGATAACAGACCAGAGGCTGCTTGCTGTGCTGCAACGCGCGCCATATCGCTGAGAATGGACCGAGTAAAATCCGTGAACGAAAACTTGCCTGTCATCGCGAACGTGACTACAGCGTTTTCCATCGAGCTGAAGGCATTGGTGAATAAAGTCTTCGTCTGCCCCGCCACGTCTTGGGCGTGCTCGAGGTAACTCTGGAATGCCGAAGAAGCGCCTCTACGCCAGTCCCCCCGCGCCTCGTTCATCGCTTCATAATTAGCGAGCACCGTTTCTTTATAAGCAGTTTCGGCCTTGTCCAGCGCAGCGAGATCCGTACGATAGGTGTGTTCATCGTACTGTTGCGGTGAGGCTCTGCGTTTGGCGCCGAGCTTGTCTCTCTCCTCATCGAATCGAGTGGTGGCTGCCTCGGTTTGTGCTTGCACGTTACTCTGCCGCTCGCCTAAACCAAGCGCTTTGGCAGCCAACTCACCAGAGCGCTCCAATGCCTTGCGCTGACGTTCAAGCTGCTCGATAAAGACCTGGGATGCCTCGGCCGACGTTTCCTTGGGCGTGTCCGAGGGAGCCTTAGCCGGAGCGTTGGGAGGTAGAAGCGGTGGACTTGTGCTGACGTCTGTACGAGGCACGCTTGCCACGACGGCGGTCAAGCGAGGGGGTCGTGGGGGGGCGTTCAACGCTTCTTGTGCTCGCTGTTGCGCCTCTTCGAGTTCCTGGCGCTCTCGGCGTGCAGCCTCTGCAGCGCGCCGTGTTGTTTCGTCTCGCTCTTTTTGTTGCAGCCTGAGCAGCCGCAGCTTTTCTTCATCCTCCTCGCGCGTGGTATTACGCGCCATCAAATTAGGATTATCGTCAAAGGCTATGGGAATGCTTGAATAGGCAGTGGGGGTCGCCAGTTTCGTTTCTAGCGTGGCGATTTGCTGCGCTAGCGTGTCCTGCCTACCGATGTCCACGATGGCGTCCAGCGCACCTGCGGCCGCACGCTTGATGGCGTTCCAACGAAGCTCCACGACGTTCAAATGACTGACAATGGAGCCTGCTCGTGTTTGTAATGTCTGTGCAAAGGTCTCCGTCAGCAATTGCGTGGCGCCGATTTCATCCCCCTGCTGTTGAAGTGCCGCGATTTGCGTATAGGTCGACGCCGTCAGAAAGTGATACTGATCGTCAAGCGCCTTTGCCGCACTGACAGGATCTTGGGCAATACGCACAAACTCTGCGACCGTCGACTCGATAGACTTTCCTGTGGCCTCTTCCATTGCCAATGCAGCATTGGCAATGCTCTCAAAACTGCCTTCAGCCAACTGGCCCGTGCCGGCCAGTTGCGTCAGCACACTCGCCGCTTCACCCACCGAGCCGTTCGCAGCGCCAACGCGCACAGCCATGTCGCTGAGCGCAGCTGTCGATGTACCTGCATAATTGCCCGTCATCACAAGCGCTTGATTATAGGCTTGGGCTTCTTTGCTGCCCTGGGTATAACCATAGGCCAATACGCCTAACGCAGCGCCTGCGGCACTGGCTGCTGTACCTATGGCGATAAGTCCTGGAGACAATGGCGGCATTGACAACCCGAACCCATCAATTGCGCCTTTGGCGTTCTTGACGAAGTCGGCACTCGTGTTGAAACTCCCTGCCATTTCGAGCAGGCTGCCACGTGTTTGCGTAGCGCCTGCTTGCAGTGCGGCCAAGTTGCCAACGGCGGCTTGGACTGAACCTGATGCAAGCGTAACGACACTCGCCAGCGCTACCATTTGCTGAGCCAGTTCAGCCTGGCTTGCGCTAACGGCCTGAACGTGTTGGCTTGTCTGCAGGGCACTGTCCTGCAGGGTCACCAAGATCGAACTCCACGCGATACTTGTTTCACGCGCCGCCGCTTCTCCACGCTTGATCGCGTCGGTCAATGCATCCAGATTGGCAGCGGCTTGAACAACGTCATTTGAATCGACCCGTACTCCAAATTCGGCAATGGTCGTCATAGTTTACTCCGCGGTTTCGGCCATGGCGGCCAGGGCTTCTGCCTCCATGACACGCAGATCGGAAAACAGCGCGGCCAGCGCGTGGCGGTCGATGCCCAGCATCGAGGCCACCGCCGGAACCACGCCATAGTCCAGCCCCGTAGGGCGCCCCGAGCCTTGGCGCCATTGCGTGCCAAGGGCTTCGAAGAGCCGGAACGCAGTCCAGGCGTCCGGCCAGACCTCCACCGTCTGCTCAGGCAGGTCGGTGGGGGTCAGGCCGAAACTGGCCAGCTGTTCGGCATCGGGGCTGCGTGCATAGATCGCCCGGGCCGCCGCTCTCAGTTTCCCAGGCGAGCCGGGGTGTAAGCGGCCTGGTAGGCCTCGATGACCGCCTTTGGCGCACCGGCGCAGGCTCCGACCAGCTGGTGCAGCGCGGCGACGTCGAAGGCGTCGTCCAATGCCCAACCGGTGACGATGGCCTGGAGCTGGTCCACCTGGAACTCGATTTCCTGGGCGGTGATCTCGGCCCAGCGCACGCCGGGTTCGCTGGCACGAGCGGTCAATGCCTCGCGGGCGGCGTTCCAGCGGTCGAACAGCTCGGCCAGGGCCAGGCGGTCCAGGTAGCGGAACTCGAACTCGACCGGGGTCGATTCGCCGCCGACCCGCGGCAGCGGCACCGACGCGGTGAACGTCGGGTCTTGCGCAATCTTGATCGTGGTCATGGCGGCTCCTTAGGCAGCGGCGAGGTAGCGCAGCGGCAGGCCCGACAGCGCGATGCTGAGGGTGCGGGTCATGAGGCTGTTGCGCTCGAGGGTCGGGGTGCTGGTGAGGCTGACGTAGCCGGGGTAGAGAATCTGGTCACCGTTGGGCAGCTTGAGACGGACCACGGCCAGCGTCTTGGTTTCGCTGTAGGACTCGACCAGCCCGACGTACGCCGCCGTGGGCTGGTCCTCGACGGTGATCGCCAGGGTGCTGGGGGTGCGGTTGGTGGGGAATTGACGATCGACGTCGTCTTCCAGGTAGCCGACGGTCAGGTACTGCTGCTCACCGCCCGAAGAGGTGAACGCCGTGACCTTGGAGATCGGTGCCCAGCCCGTGACCGGGGTGACGGCGCCCACCCCTGCGCCGGCGCCGTATCTGTCGGCGCGCGAGGTGTCGAGACCGCCCAAGGCGAAGGTATCGGTCGCGGCCTTGCTGACCCGGGCGGCGCGATCGTTGATCAACGACCAGCCGGAGTTGACCAGCAGCACGTCGTCGTTCTTGAGCTTGTGGCCGGCGGCGGTGGCCACCGGTGGGTTGGCGTTGCTCAGTGCGGTGAAGGCAACGGGAGCGCCCAGGGCACTGGCGATTTCGAGAACAGCGCCGTTGGGGAGGGAGAAACGTGTAGCCATGGTGATTTTCCTTTTAGGTAGAAACGAAAAAACCCGCACGGGGCGGGTTGGGGTTTACTGCGGGGTGAAAGCATGAGGGACGTGCGCAAGGACTCACGCACGGTGTCGGGAGAAGGTCGCGTCAGCCACCTTCGCCCTGGTCAGGGCTCGCCTTTGGCCAGCGCCTCGTCCGCCTTGTCCACGGCCTGACTCGCCGCCGTGGCCGCACGCGCAGCCTTGGTCACGGCGACATCCGTGCGACGGGCCAGCTCGTCCAGGCGGCGATCGCGCTCGCCCAAGGCCGTATCGTAGGCGCGTCGAATCTCTTCGACCTGGCGGGCCTGGACCTCGGCGAGCGTCCAGCAGGCCGCTTGATAGCCCAGCACGACGCCGCCGCTGAGCAGCAAAGTCGCGATCAGCCAGACCTCGACCCGACGCCACCAGCGTCGGGCCATGAATTCCAATGCACATCGGTCCATCAGGCGCTGCCTCCTATCCGCGGCCGAAGCCGGGCGATCTCTTCGCTCTGGGTGGTGACCTTTTCGGTCAGGCGCTCGACCTGCCCGGTCAGCGCTTCGATCTTGCCTTCCATGCGGCCCACGGCGGCGGCGAGCTCATTGCGTTCCTTGGCGAACTGATCGGCACGCGCTTCGGCCTGCAAGCGCGCCTCGCGCTCGGAGTCGAGCAGCTCGTTGAGGCGCCGGACCACGCCGATGTCGGCCGTGTCCATGGCCCGGTCGGCGGCATCCTTGGAGAGAAACTTGCGCAGCCAGAGAAAGCCGCCCAGCAGCACGGTGCCCGTACCGCCCAGCCAGGTGGCTGTGCCCGGGCCGAAATCGGAAGGGTCCATGGGGTCTGTCCAGAAGCAGAGACTGCACGGGGCAGTCGGAGAAAAGAAGCGAGCCTGTCGGCGCGCTGAAGCCGTACGAAGCAGGAAGCGCGTGATGCCCCCTGGCCTCAGCCGAATGATGGGGCAAGCCTTTTCGTAGGCACAAAAAAACCGGCTCAGGGGCCGGTTTCTTGATCCGCTTCGCGCTGGGCGAAACTTCGAAAGTGAGGAAATCTTGCCACCAGCCGCACCGGAGCGCAACCCCCCTCACGCACTTTTTTTCATGACCTGCAATGCGTCGATGACCGGCGCCAGCACCACGGCATCGAGGTCCTCGCAGCAGGCGAAGATCAGGCTCACGGCGCCGCCCCAGTTGCGCGTCCAGTTGGTCGACTCCAGCGCCACGCCATAGTGCGCATCCAGCCAGGCGCGGAAAGCTTCCGGCGCAGCCAGCGGGTCGGCGTTGGCCGATTGTCCGCCTTGATGCATGTACCGATAGCGTGCCATGACGCCCTTGACCACGTAGTCGAGCTGCTCGCGCTTGGCAGCCGTCATGCGGGGCGAGCGTTGCTGCACCAGCGTGAACACCACCTCCTGGGCGATCTCCTGGGTGTCGATGTCCAGCTGCGGGCAGTACATGAAGTCGCCGAACGCCTTGAGCGGTCGGCGCAACGTGGCGATGGCGGCCTGGACCCTGCCGGCCAGGGCCTGGTGGGCCGCACGGCCTGCGCCACGCTGCCCAGTGGTGACCTGCACGCGCGCACCCAGCGCGCCCAGGCGCTCGAGCGCGCGACCTTGCTGATCGGAAGAGGTGTGGTAGCAGTCATGCCAGGCTTGTCGTGCCGTGTTCAAGCGCATGTCGAGATCTCCGTGGCTCGGCGTTCTGGTCAAAGGCGCAGACAGCGCTGGACGCAGAGGCCGAATGGACGCCAAGGCGTCGCGTGTTGAAAGGGGCTCATGACAGGCGCCAGAGGCCGCCTTGATAAGCATGCTTATAGTGTAGAAAGAAGCATGCTTATTGGCAAGAGGATAAGCAAACTTATACACTGCCCCCATGAAGACACTCGCCGAACGCCTCAAAGCCGCCCGCCAGCATGCCCAGCTGACCCAGAAAGCCCTGGCCCAGCAGGTGGGCGTGGAGCAGCCGGTCATCTCCCAGCTGGAAACGGGCAAGAACCTGCAAAGCGCGCATTTGCCCAAGATCGCCCACGTCTGTGGTGTGAACGCGATCTGGCTGTCCGAGGCGCTCGGCCCCATGCTGCCCGAGCGCACGACGCCTGCGCCGCAGACCAATGTCGCGCCGACCGAGCAACCCACCCTCACCTTCCGCTACCCGGTGATCAGCTGGGTCGCCGCCGGGGCCTGGGCCGAAGCGGTCGAGCCCTTCCCGCCCGGGTTTTCCGACCGGTACGAATTGTCCGAATACGACGCCAAGGGCACCGCGTTCTGGCTGGAGGTCAAGGGCGATTCGATGACGGCGCCGGTGGGCCAGAGCATCGCCGAGGGTACGTTGATCCTGGTCGACACCGAGGCCGACGCGCAGCACGGCAAGCTGGTGATCGCCAAGCTGGCGGACAGTAACGAGGCGACGTTCAAGAAGCTGGTGGAAGATGGCGGGCGGCGGTACCTGAAGCCGTTGAACCCGGCCTATCCGACGGAAATGTGCGCAGGCGACTGTCGAATCATCGGGGTGGTGGTGCGCGCCTTGATGAAGCTCTGAACCCAGCGACAGGCACGTTGAAGCGCCAGCCACCGAGGCCTCGGCGTGTCTGGACCAGGCCTTGCGCCCGGTCGGCTGTACGCCGTCTCCACCCGCCGAGACAGGCGTCCAAACAGTCCTACATTTCCGTTGCCAATTTCCTACACCTTCACTACTGTACACATATACAGCAGTAGAAATGGAGGTTCACATCATGCTTCATCAGCCCGACTTCACCCAGACCAAACCCCGCACTTATGAACAGATCGGTCATCGCGTCCAGCGGCTCATCGCCGACCCGCGCGTCCAGCGCATCCAGAGCATCACAGTGTCCAGACTGCCCAACGAAGACCCGGCAGACTGGCGACGCGTGTTGCAGGAGTTGACCGAGACCGCCGGGGTGCGCGTCGACGAAGTGGAGAACGGTGCGGTGAAGATCGGCTGGCGCGACTACTGCGAAGCCTGA